CCTCGGCCTGGCGCCGGTAGGCCTGCTCAAACATCTGCGGCGGCGACAGCGCAGACAGGCCCATCTCGGTCAGCGCAGAGCGGTCGATGAACTGCGTGCGTTCCTCGCCCGTGGAGTCGGTCTTCAGGCGCACGTTGAAGCCCGTGATGTTGCCGTCCTTGTCCTTCACGATTTCCTTCGACAGGGGCGTGATGCCGTCGTCGTAGGTCTTGTAGAGGTTGAAGACGTGATCGGCGGCCTTCTCGATGTTGCCCATGCTGGCGGCACGCCAGGCGCCCGCCCATTCGGCCATTGCCTTCTTGCTCTGGCGCTGCTCGGCCCACTGGCCCCAGGCCTCGGCCTTCTCGACGTCGCCCTGCGCCATGTAGACCTCCTGCATGCGCGGCACGAGCGTCTTGCCCATGAAGTCCATGACCGACGGCGCTTTCTTGCGGGCGGCTTCCATCGCCTGCTCGCGGGTGTCGAAACCCTGGTCGCCCACCGTGAAGCGCTTGGCCGGGGTCACGCCGGTCTGCGCGGCGATCGCGGGCACGCCGGTCGGCTGGCCCGGGTTGACGTCCACCGTGGCCACCTGATTGGCCGGCGCGACATCGCGGGTGTCGGGCGTGACGGTCGCCACGCTGGCATCGGCCGGCGTCGTCGTCTTCTGCGGCTCGATGCCGTTTTCCTTGACCATGCCGGCGACAGCGGCCTCCTGCATGCCCCGGGCTTCCTCGATGCCCTTGGCCCGCACGTCTTCGATCTTCTTTTGCTTGATGGCATCGCTCAGGGTCTTGCCCATGCTGACGCCGTTGCTGAAGCCCTGCGAGAAACCACCCGCGAAACCGCCCCAATTCATGTGTTCACCTCGTCGTTGAAATGCGCGATGTGCTGGCCAACGGCCTCGCGGATGACGTCCAGCCGGCGCTGGACCTCCTGGTACTGCGGGTGGTGGTAGCGCTTCAGGTACCGGGAGAAACCTTCTTCCCACCAGGCCGAGCACGTCATGCAGTCGGGTGCGGCCGGCAGAACCTCGTAGAAGCGCGGTGGCTTTACGCCCTGCTCGCGCAGGAAGTCCATCACCTGCCGGTCGGTCCAGCCCTCGATCGGGAACAGGTATTCGATGCCGCCGTCCACCTGGCCGGAGCGCAGCGGGCCCTTCAGGCGGTCGGCGTTCTTCTGGCCGCGCACGATGAGCGTGATGCCGTCGGCCACCATGCGCTCGTGCATGGGCAGCATGAAGGATCGCAGGCAGCACGAGTAGCGGTCCTGCATCGGCGCGGCGCCATTGCCCGATCCGGCGATGCCCATGGGCGTGTGGCTGGCCGGCAGGATGTCGGTCGGGATGCCGAACTCCGCCACCACCTGCGGCTGACGGCCGGCGATCTCGACGAAGCGCGGCACCTCGGCGCGGATGCGCTCCATCAGCGCCACCGTCTCGGGGAACGGGTCGCCCGTGTTGCACCAGTAAACCGTCAGGCGGTCCCAATAGGGCCGCATCAGGTACAGGCAGGCGAGCGAGTCGCGGCCGCCCGACAGTTGGAGGGCGATGCGCTGGTGGCGGCTGATGGTGTCCTGCATGTCAGAACACCGTGATCCCGGCGCCCGCGATAGTGCCCACCATGCTGCCGATGCCGGCCGCGCTGGTGGCGTTGGCCTGCTGCTGGGCCTGCCATGCCTGCACCTGGTTGCCGTACAGGTTGTTGAGGATGTTGCCCTGGTTGGCGTAGCCCTGCATAGCGCCGCCGAAGCCCTGCCCGACGATGCCCGTGTTCGCCCGCCAGTTGCCGTTGGCCTGCGTCGCGTTGCCTGTGGCGGAGTTGCCGGCATTGAGGCCGATCCCGTAGGCGGCGGCGGTGGATGACGGCAGGCCCGAGCCCACGTTGATGGCGTCAGCCTTGAGCATCAGGCCCTTGTCGCGCACCTGCTGGCGGGTCGAATTCTTGGCGCCAGCCACTGCCAAGGCGGTGCTCAAGTCGTCCAGGCGCTGCGTTTCCTGATACCGGCCCGAGTTGGGGTTGATCCCCATGCGGGCCATGTTGCGCTTGTTGATCTGGCTCTGAGTGGTCAGCGCCTGCGTGACATCGGCGGCGGCCTCGGCGGCTGCCTGCTCCTGCTTCGCCGGGCTGGCGTAGGTGCGAGCCTCCTGGATGAACTCGTCTTGCAGCGGCTGGAAGACAGTCTTGGTGCGCTGTCGATCCTCGCGGGCCCAGGCGCTTGTCTCGTCCTGGGTGTCCATCTGCTGCTCGATGACGCGCTGCGTCAGTTCATCCAGCTCCTCCTGGCGGACGTTGCCGACGTCGAACTGATCGCGGGCGAACTTCAGCCATTCCTCGCCAAGCTGCGCGTTCTTGAGGGCGGCGGCGCCGATGTTCGGATCGGGTGCCGGTGCGGAAGAACTGCTCTTACCCATGTCTGTATTCCTCTGGAATAAACCGGCAATCCTGTCTCAGCATGCCGAGCGTGATGAGGTCATCGTCGCGGAGCCCGTGCGGGTGAAGGCCCTCGCGCCGGAAACCGAGGTGCTCATCGAAGGCCAGGGCCTCGTGGTTTCTTGCCGCCACCACCCCCGTGACGCGCCGCAGGCCGAGTTGGACGAATGGGTAGGCGAAGGCCGCCAGCAACAAGGCCTTGGTCATCCATGCCCGGGTGCCGTCGCTGGCGATGTGCATGCAACAATCGGCCTCGCTGAAGGTGTCGTAGACCACCACCGCCGCGATCCGGCCGCTGCGTTCCAGGCCGATCGTGTAGGCGTCGGCACGGAAAGACACGCCGATGCGCTCCTGCGCCCAGGGCAAGAGCCGGCCTTCATCGCCGTAGATCAGCCTTGCGGTCATGTGGCTACACTGGTGCGAAACTGCCACCATTGTAGCGATTCCATGCCCAGGCGGCTACCCTACACCCGTGGTATGCGGGCGTTCCCGAGGATGTTGGAAATCAGCACGAAGGCCGCATAGACGGCCTCCACGTCGGCCTGCAAGCGGTTGAAGTCATCCCGGGTCGGCGTTCCGGCGATCTGGGTGGACCGCATCTTGAGGCTGGCCAGGGCTCGAAGCTCACCCCGGCGCACGGCCGTCTTGCTCCTGTCGGCATCGCCCCGTTCACCGGTCAGCAGTTGCACCTGCTCGCGGACCCGCTCGAATTGTCGCTTGGCGTCGTCCATGGCGTCACACGGTGTTGAGTTCGCGCATGGTGGTGGCCATGGTGATCTGCTCGATCCTGGCCGTGCCGTTCACCACCACCTCCCAACTGCGGTACCGGGGAATGGATGGCAGGCGCACGGGCTGGTTCACCGTGCTCACGGTGGCCACCAGGCGCCGGTCGGCGAAGACCTCCACCACCGTGAACTGCTCCGGCACCAGGCGTTGCAAGGCGTCGCCGTTGATGGGTCGCTCGTTGAGGGGCGCCCCGAACTCCCCGCCGATGGACGGCTGCGCGAACAGCACGGCATTGGCGGCGTCGATGGTCTGGCGCTCGGCGGCGTCGGCCGCTTCTTCCTCCGGCGTCTTGACGGTGCTGGCCTCGATCAGCATGCACCCGAAGCTGGACATCGCCGGGAAGATGAACTCCTTGGACCGCCACGACATGATCTCGTTGATCTCGCCCAGCGGGTCATACTCGTAGATCGTGCGGCCGATCAGCATGTAGAGCGCTGCCTCGGTGATGTCGTAGAAGAAGGCGTCGGCCTTCTCGCCGTTGCGCAGCATGAACGGTGTCTGGGTGGTCAGGTCGAAGATAAACGTGCCCCGGCTTGGCGTGCCGTCTGCCTCCAGATACTCAAAGCTGGCGAAGTACCGCCCGGAATACTGGCCGGCCACGAAAGTGCCAGGCGACGTCTTGAGCCAGTCGTTGCGCGTCATCAGCGCCTGCGTGCCGATCTCCGCCGTGGCGCCGCTGGCCACGACAAGCCCGTCCTTCGATGGGTAGGCCACACCGTACCCAAGATCGACCATGCCCCTGGCGTTGATGCACGGGAAGTTCACCTCCATGTGCTCCTGCTGCATGTTCTCGGGCGCCGCGCCGGCCACGATGTATGGCTGGCCTGCCGTGGTCACCAGGACGGCCGTGCCGTAGGCCGCCAGCGCCACGATGGGGTAGTCCATGGCCAGCCGGTACTTCTGCGGCCAGGCGTGCGGCTGGTAGGGCTCGCAGAACAACAGTTCCTTGCCGTCAAAGGCCGCCATCATGCCGTTGGGCAGTGAGATCAGGCCCTGCATGGTGTCGGGCGGCGGGCTCCAGTCACGCGACGGCAGCACCTCGGCGAAGTCGTCGGCCGCCACGGTGTCGGTGAAGTTGGTGCTCGATGCCGTGCGCTCGGCGATCAGGAAGAAGTCGGTGCCCGACGTCACGCCGGTCTGCGAGCGGTAGATGCGCTGCTTGGTGATGCCGCGCCCCGCAGGTGCGGCCTGCATGCCGGAGAGCGTCACCGTCTGGCCGGCTTGCCAGTTCACGTCGTTCGATGCCGGGCAGGCCTGGCTTTCCTCGCCGAAGTCGGTGACGAAGGTGTAGACGTAGACCCGGGTGATGACGTCGCCCGTGCCCACGCCCGACACGCTGGCCGTGGGTGCGGCCGTCGGCGATGGCACCTTGAGGTCGTACACCGTGGTGCCGACCCGCATCTTGGGGGCACCGTCGCCCGTGTAGTAGAGCCGGTCTTGTGCCACCGGGCCCGGCACGGCATTGACCACCTCGCCCCAGGCAAGCCACGTCTCGCCGTGCTTGTAGATGGTCTTCACCTCGCCCTCGATGCCGGTGACGGTGTGCACGGCCCGCTTGCGCCTGGTGGGCGTCAGGCCGCCATCGTCCAGGCGGACGTTCTTGGCCAACTGCGCCCCGGTGTCGGGCAGCAGACGGGGCAACAGGCGCGGTATCTCGCCCAAGAACTGCATCAGCTTCAGCGTCGCCATGGCTTCAGGTCTTGACGATGTAGTTCATCATCACCGTCGGCTGGGTGTTGTTGTGTGCCCCACCCGAGCCGGCGTTCTGGATCGAGATGCCGGTGGCCGCGCCGTAGATGCCGATGCCGGTGTAGCCCGTGTCCACGTCAAAGCCGTTGAGCCCGGTGTCCGCGACGGAAATCCGGCCGCTGAAAAAGCTGGACCCGCTCTGCAACCCGTAGCCGGACGTCGCCTCGATGAAGCGCTGGTTGTGGCGGTGCCCCGGGTCATAGACGCTGTGGGCGTGGGTCGGGTCGGTGACGCCGTGCGCGTGCGTCGGCATCTGGGCGCTGGTGAGCGTGTGGGTTTCGGCGCCACCGGCCGCCCCGAGCGTCGTGCCGGCGATGCCGGAGCCGCCCGCCGTGACCCGGTTCGCGGCCGTGCCGCCCATGTTGTCCACACCAGCCGGCACCCGCCCGCGCATGTCGGGTATCTTGGGGTTGCCGCTGCCGTCCTGGCCATGCGGGAAGCCGGCCGCGATGTAGGCCGCCCGCAGTGCACCGTAAGGCGTGTCCGACAACAGCGTGCGGCCGTCGCAGAAAATCCAGCCTGTCGGCTCGGTCGGAAGGGACCACGGCAGCGGGCCGGTGCCGGGCGGCAGCATGATCTCGCTCATGGCCGCCATGGTCAGGCGAAGCTCCACCCGGTCGCCCGCGCTGAAGGCCAGCGTCGCCGTGCCTTCCTGGCCTCGCTCGATCGTCAGTGTGTCAGTAGATCGGCCTGTGCATCGGACAATCTCAAGATCGCCGTCGGCCTTCACGAGTGTGACAGGGAACCAGTCACCGGCCGCCGTGATGGCGGGAAACCTGGCGCCATCCCCAGGCACCAGGTTCAGTGTGGTCGCGGAATTAGTGATGTTCCCGGCAAGGCGGGATACGGCATTGTTTGCCAGTTTGACGGCCATAGAACCCCCATGATGATCGAACGAGAGCGACATACGCTTGAGCGCTGTCGTCTCGTGATCGCAGGGGGTTGGGGAACAGCCGCATGGCGCCGATTATAGGCGCGAAGGGTTTGCCAGTGGTATCAGGCGGCCTTGTCTTTGGCCTTGGGCTTAACTTCAGCTTTGGCCTCCGGCTCGGCCTCCGGCTTCGGCTGCACCTGTGGCATCGCCTGGGTTCGGATTTCCATGATGGTGTCCGCCACCGCCTCAAAGGGCAGCTTGCCCAGCGCAGCCATCACGAGGTTCGTTTGATCGACGGTCAGTTGCAGCTTGATATGCACAGCAGTTCTCCAGTGTGGTTGAAGGGATGTGTAGCCAGTATAGATTGGCTACGGTAGATCGCGCACGCCCGGAATGTGCAGGCGGTACACCTCGGACATGAAAGACTGGTAGCAGTGGTCGCGCTCGATCGGCCGGAACAGGGCGTCGATCAGTGGCCGGAACAGCTTGCCCTGCCACTTGCCAGCCCGCTCAAGCCGCCATGCCGCCGCGCTCATGGTTTCGTCGGGATAGCCGTTGCCCAGCGTCAAAAGCACGTACATGAATTGGTCCAGCGCGATCAGCAGATTCAGGACGCGGCGCTTCAACTCATTCATGCTTTGCCTCGTCACTCGGCTGGTGCAGGCGCTGGCGTTGGCGCGGGCGCTGCCGCCGCTTCGTCCCGCTCCTTCGCCAGTTGGATGTAGACCGAGTACATGATCCCGTACACCTGGGCGAAGGTGACCGAGGTGCCGGTGGGCAAACCGGTTGTGGGGTCAAGAATGGGGATCTCGTTGGTCGCCGTCTCCGGTGTCAGCATGGCCGTGAAGCCAGATGCCGGCTGGCGAATCGTCTGCCCGCCCGTCAGGTTGATGACCTGTTCCTCGGCGAACGAAATTGACGGAGTGCCACCGTAGGGGTTCCAGCCAATAAATTGCGGGCACCGGACGTAGGCCGTGCCCTCCACAGTCGTTTCTTTGTAGTCGGCCATGTCAGGCTCCTTGGGTTTCAAGCGCAGCGATCCGCTGCAAGAGTTGATGCAGGGCTTGCTCCAGCGCCTCGATGCGATGCTGGGCCTCCTGCACGGTGCGATGGTACTGCATGGACACCACCGAATACTTCACGCCCAGCGTGACATCGCCGGTCGGCTGTTTGGTCTTTGGGTCAACGTCAGGCGTGGACTCAATGACCCCCCCGCTAACGGCCTGCGCCTGCTGCGCCACAAGGCCGAGCAACTTCGTCGCGCTCGGGTCGGACTTCAGCGTGTACTCCACCCACTCGTAGGCTTTGGTCTTTTCCCAGGTGGACGAAACTGCACCGATGACGTTCTTCAGCTTGGCGTCAGAGATTGCGCCGTAGGAGTTGTTGGTGTTTTGAACGTTGCCATCTGCACGAATTCTGAAAACGGTCTGAGCGCCTGCCTCCTCGAAACAGCGAATATAGTCACCAGCCGCGTTTGACGCGGGCAAACTTAGGAACAAAGAACCAACTGAGCCGTCTCTGTTGGAAATCCATACGGCCGGATTTATAGAGCTATTGCTTACAAACTGGTGAGTGGCTTCAACTCCAGATAGAAGGTTTGTGACCGAGTAAACGCCGGTATTACTAACCTTGAAATAGCGGCCAGAGGTGATGCGGGCTGCATTCCCATTGGCGACCGAAAGTAGCAAGGCGCCCCCGGAGGTGATGGTGCCGATATCAGTGTCAGCACCGATTGCAGCAATATATCCAGTGCCGCTGTTGCCTTGTACCGCTATTGTCGAACTGCCTCCCGCGTTCGCAAAAGTGTGCGTAAGACCAAATATGTTGCTTACGGTGGTCGTGCCTACCAGAAAATTTCCTACCTGGGACAGCATCATCTTCGGACCGTTGAAGGGAACCTCAGAGCCTGCTGTGCCAGAGGGGGCAGTGAACCACTTGTGTGCACCCGCCTCCTGAGAGTACACAGCCGAATACCCGTCTCCGATGTATCGGTTAACACCGGAATTGATGTAGTAATTCGTCCCAAAAGAGAACGCAGAAAATCCGTTATCGGAAATAGAGCCGTAGGCCGTAGAGCCAACTTGCAGTGCCTGCCCCTGCGTCCAAGGCATTGGCACAACCCCTACTCCAAGGTTTTTTCTCGAATCCAGGCGCATGCTTTCCTGGATGTCTTGGGTGTCGCCGCCTGTTAAGCTATTCGTGTAAAACGCGAGGTACGTTCTCCACGTCAGACCCGAGTCCTCGCGTGCAGCAGCAATCGCGGCTCCGATACGGTCAGAGCCCTGCAAGAACAGGCCAACCCGGCTGTTAGGGCCACTTCCTGTTCCGCGAATCGTGACCCCGCCACCTATGTTGGAAACGTTGGTGACCGTGGCGTTATGCACTCCAACTGGCGTGTTGAATAAAGCGTTCCCTGAAGCGGAAATACGGACTAATTCGCTTGCTGCTGATCCAGTGTTGCCGCCGCCGCCAGCCGCGTACAGAATGTGCGTTCCATCCGCAAGAATGTCGTAACTAGCGGTGTTTGAATTGCTATACGATGGAACGCGAATAGATATTGCGTCTTGCGATCCAGTGTAATAGTGACCAATAAGATTTTGCTGCGCCCAAGTAGGTGCGCCTGATGTATTGTCAATACTGAACGCAAGCGCGTTACGAAGGCCCTGCTGTGCAGACCTTGTGACGCCGCCAACAATCAGCTTATTTCCAGTCGCACCGCTCCACCCGACAACCAATTCCCCCGAAGAATTCAGCGTCATAGCATTGCTGAAGGGAATCGGACTACCTGCGGTTCCGGGAGGGGCGGCTAGCCAAACAAACTCGCCCGAAGTTGCACGAGCGTCAAAACCAAGTGCAGCTTGTGAACTGACGATATAGCGCCAAGTTGCCCCGTCGTAATAGGCGTTGCTATTCATGTACGCATCCGGGTAGAAGCCGTGCCCGGAGAATGCAGCGCCCATGCCAATCTGCATTGCTTTAAGTTGGCTCCAGGTGTTCGGCAGCACCCCCAGGCCCGCATTCCCCGCGCCGTCAACCCAGAATCTGGCGGAACCGTTGGTCTGGACGTAGAAGTTGTCGCCCTCAGATACCAACTGCGTGTAGAACTGGGGCGATGCGGTGTTTTTAAGGCCAATAGCCACCGCCGAACTGGACGCGCTTTCAAACAGGGCCACGCCAGCGGAGTTTGACGTTACTGCATGAAGGCGGTGAAGGGGCAAGCCCGTCCCGATCCCGAGACTCACCCCATCAAACGTCAACCCCGCTCCACTGCTGACCACCTTGCTGCCGTTGAGGAACAGCAGGCCGTTGGCAGTGCCGGGGCTGTAGGTGAGCGCTCCGGCCAGCGTGCCTCCGGCAAGCGCCAGGTAGGTGGCTGCTGCCGTCGCGGCAGTCAGGTATGGCGTCAACGCCGAGGACGTGATGTAGCCGTTCGGGTTGGTGCTGTTGTAGGGCGTGTAGCCCAGCGCCGTGGTGACGTCGCCCGAGGTCAGCGTGACGGCGCCCGTGCGCGTGTTGAAGGCAGTGACGCCGACGTCGATCTGAAGGTTGCCGGAGCCCAGCAGGCTTGAGCCGTTGACGGTCTTGATGTTGGTGCCCGAGACGAGGGCATCTTGCTTGGTGCCCACCAGGTCTTGCAGGTCCAGGATGTCGGCGTCGATCCTGGCGAACTCGGTCAGCAAGGTGCCGGCCGTCAGCCGGTGCTCGATGCGCGAGCCAGCCGGAAGCGTCAGGGCCGTGGTGCCCTCCTGGGCCCGCGTGACGGTCAGCACGTCGCCTGATCGGGCAGTGACCTTCACGATCTCCAAGGCGGTTCCCGACTGCACGAGGGTGGCCATGAAATACTGACCAGCGCTCAGGGTCGGGAACCGGGCGCCCTCGCCCGTGGCCACCGTGATCGAGGTGGCGTCGGCCGCTGCGCCAGCCGGTAGCGTGCTGATGCCGTTGTTTGTGAGTCGTAGCAATGATGACATTGTGGCTACCCTGCAATGGTCGGTGAATTATCGCCTCGCAAGGCTCAGTTCGGTGGCTCTGGCCACGCGATGGCCTGCACCTCTTCGATGGTGGCGGCCGCCTCGATGGCTTGCCGCACAGCCCGGGCCGTGACGTGCTGCGCGTTGACATGCTGCGCCATGGCCACGCCGACGGCGTTCATGTCAGCGGCGTCCAGGGTGCGAACCGTGTTGTCGGCCAGCGTCCAGTCGATCGAAAACGACGACTGGTGCAGGTTGGCAAGCTGCACGGCGCCGATGATCTTGGACTGTGACGCAAGATCGGAGTCAAACAGCGAACCATCCCAATAGAAACCGCCGTGTTCTTCCTGGTCGCGCCGCGCCTTCATCTCTGCCCACTTATCGGCCTTGACGGCATCCAAGTCGCGGGGGTCGGTCCAGTTGCCGTTGACCCACTGCATGTACGGCATCGGCGGCAGCTTCGTGATGCCGGTGTCAATAAGCTCGCCGTCTACCATGCGGAACCTGGTCATGGCGGTGACGGCCTGGCTCGCGTCGAACTCAATCTCAACCCACCCGGGCCCAGGGGGCTCCAGGCCCGCCGAGTAGCCGTACACGAAACCAAGGTCATCGACCGAAAGAAAGCGCTTCATCGTTTGCCTGCCAGTGCTGTTGCGTAGGTCACGACGGTCATTTGTTTGTTGGCGTTGGTCCTGATCTTGAACTCCACCGAGTTGCTGCCATTGGTGACAAGCGCATACCCGGCGCCGGCGTGGCTGAAGCCATAGATGTTGATGCTGGTCGCAAGCTCAGTCACCAGGACGCCATTGATGAAGATGCCAAGAATGACGTCAGTGTTCACCGAGTCTGCTGGGTAGATTGAGGACACCGAGTTGACGATCAGGCCGATGTATTCGCCAAACTGAAGGCCGCTGACCGGGACAGTCATGCTCAGAACCGTGTACCAGGATGTGCCGTAAGTCCGGGTATCGACAAAGTTCGAGTTGTAGATCGGCACCGTCACGGCGTTGCCGGCGATCTTCAGCGTGCTCACCTCTGCATTGGCGATCTTCGCCGAGGTGATCGCGGCGTCGCCGATCTTTGCGCTGCCAATGGCGGCATCCGCGATCTTGGCCGACGTGATGGCGGCGTTGGCAATGTAGGCCTCGCCGATGGCCGCGCCAGCGATGTAGGTGCTGATGTTCGCCGACGTGATCTGGCTCAGGTAGGCGAAGTTGCCGAAGGCCGGGATGTTGACAATCTGGGTGTTCCAGTTGACCGAGTTCTGCGTGGCCAGAGCCCCGAGGCCAGTCACCTCGGTTGCCGCGCTCACGCTGTTCTTGGTCGCCAGCGTGCCAAGCCCCGTGACTTCCGTGGTGGCGCTCACGCTGTTCTTCGTGGCCAGGGTGCCCAGCCCACTCACCTGTGAGGTGCTGACGCTGTTCTGCGTGGCCAGCGTGCCAAGCCCCGATACAAAGCTGGCCGAGATGCCGCCCGACGAAATCGTCAGTTGGCCGCTGGCGTTGTAGACCTCTACCGCCGATCCGGTCCACTGGATGCGGGCGCCTGACGGGTTGCCGACACGCCACTTGTACGTGCCGACGTCCAGGCCGGAAAAGAAGCCTGTGCCGCTGCCGTAGTTGGTGGCCTGGCTGCCCAGGATCGTCGTGCCGGCCTTGATGGTGCCAGTGAACTCGCCGTCGGTGGCAAACACGGTGCCCCGCACCACGACACCGGAGAACTCCGCGTTGCCGTTACCGTTGATCCGCCAGCCCTGGGAGCCCGCCACGTAGCTGGAGCTTTGGATGTATTCACCGGTGTCGATGCTGCCGGCCTTGATCTTGCTCGCGCTCAGGTTGGCGATCTTGGCGTCGTCAATGGCCGCCGTGGCGATCTTGGCGTTGGTGATAGTGCCGTTCTGGATGAAGGCATCGGCGATGTAGACGCCCACCGGTACCAACACGCCGTTGATGATGGTCGGCGTGGTGCGCACGATGAAGGGCTCGGCCGGCGAGATGCCGGGGCCCGACGGCGATGCGATGGCAAACGAGTCGGCCCTGACAATGAACTCGCTAATCAGCGTGCTGTTGACGGGAGTGGATGCCAGCCCGAAGCCCGAGACGTACCCGTTGTTGTCGATCTTGACGGTGAACTGGCTTTTGAGCCCGTCCGTGGTGGTCGCCAGCGTCTGGATCGACGACGTGTTGCCGTTGACCGTGGACGTCAGTGTGCTGATGCTGGTCGCTTGGTTGGCCGTCGTGGTCTGAAGGTTGGTGATGCTGGACTCGGCAGTCCCCACCCGGGTAGTGAGGCTGGTCAGCGCGGTTGCCTGGTTGGCCGTCGTAGTTTGAAGGCTGGTGATCTGCGAACCCTGAGTCGTGATTCGAGAGTCAGACGTGTCGGCCCACGCCAAGCCGGTCCAGCGGTAGAGCTTGAAATTGTCGTCGGTGTCGTACCACAGGTCGTTCTCAATCAGCGTGTACGACGGCGTGCTGGCCGGGGCGCTGGCTTGCGCGAACGTGCGGTTCTTCTGTCCAATGGTGGTGGACAACGTGGTTAGCGTCGTGGCCTGGTCGCTCGTTGTCGCCTCAAGCGTGCTGATGCTGGACTCTGCGTTACCTACGCGAGTGGTCAGGCTGGTCAGCGCGGTCGCTTGACTAGCCGTTGTCGTCTGCAAGCTGATGATCGACGACTCGGAGGTGCCTACTCGTGTCGTGAGCGCCGACAGTGACGTGGCCTGATCCGATGTGGTCTGGTTGAGTGTGACGATGCTGGATTCGGCATTCGTCACCCGGGTCGTAAGCCCAAAAATCTGCGTGGCCTGCGTCGAAGTCGTGCTTTGCAGCGTCGTGATCGATGAGCCTAGCGAGTCGTCTGCGGCAATCCGGTCCCTGGCTTCGGCGAGGATGTCGGCAGCGCGTTGGCTGGCTTCGGCAAGCAGGCGGGCACTGACGCTACCCGCTACCGTCGCCGGCGCGTCGATCAGGTTGATGCGATCGCCCAGAGCCTGGTATAGCTCCGACTCGCGGATTTGCCCGCGCAGCGCCTCCAGCAACAGCGTGACATCCTGGCCGGTGGTGGCCTCAAGGCCGTTCGTGCCGCCAGCGGGGCTGACACTCAGCACGTTGTCGATGGTTTCCCACTTGATCCACAGTCGCCAGGTGGTCGCTGGCTCGCTCGGCATCGCCCACACGGCGCCCGTGAACTGGCCGACTTCCACGGCGTCGCCGAAGGTTGGCAGCGGTGCTCCGGCCGTCATTTTGACGGCGTACACCCGGGTGTGAAGATGGCCGCGGCCCTGCGGGTAGGTCGGGTTGTCGTGCTCGATGTAGACGAAGTTGATGCCAGCCGTGACGGTGAAGCCCGTGGGCGTCGGCGGCGGCGTCAGGTCTGGCTCGTCGGACTCGGCCACTGCATCACCGGGCCGCAGCGACGGCGTGCCTTTGCCGCGATAGCCAGGCGACAGGCTGACAAGCCCGTTCTCCACCAGGTCGCGCAGTGTCACGCCACGATCAAGCGGGCTCCCTTGGCGCCCGAGGTAGGTCATCAGGGTTTCCCTGATGCGCTGCTCGAAGTTCGGCGCGTTCGGCGTCGGGATGTCGGTGCGCGGATCGCTCATGCGTTCTTCAGTTCGGTGACGGCATGCGCGATAGCGACACTCTGCACGGGGTTTGTGCCCTCCACCTCAATCTGCCAGTCGGTGGCCATAAACCCGGACGGCAGGCGGAACAGGCCACGGCCGGCGACTTCCTCGGTGTGCCGGAGTTCGTTGTCACCGAAGACCCGCACCGTCACCGGGTAGGCGTCGGCCACGACTTCGCAGCACGCGAAGTTCGTCGGCTTCGGCGCCTTGAAGACCTTAGAGCGGAAGCGGTAGGTGAACGGCTGGCCGGCGTCCCACTTCTGCACGTCGGCGCCCGACAGCACGTAAAGCTGGTCCTTCAACTCGTCGAAGTGCATGGCCACGTAGCCAGCGTCGAGGAAGAACACGCCCTGCGGACTGTTGGGGTCGATCATGAACCCGCGCCGCGTCGCGCCGTCGAGGTAGCTGCCGAAGTACAGGCCCTCGTAGAACCGGCCGATGATGCTGGCCGGGTTCATGGCCTGCCAGTCCTCGCGTGTCATGATGCCGGCCGTCAGGATGCGGGCACCACCAGCGCCATACCAGCACAGGCCGTCTTCGGAGGCCCAAGCCACGCCGGAGCCCATCGACACGATCGAGCGCGGCGCCACACAGCCCTGCGGCAGGTCGAGCGGTTGCTGATCCATAGCCTCGGGCGATGAGCCCGCCACCAGCAGCGGGCGGCCGGTGGTGAGCACGACAAGCGACTGGCCGACCACGCCCAAGCCCACGGGCTTGCTGTCCGGTGGGATGACATCGTAGGAGCCCGGCCAGGCGTAAGGCGTGTACGGCTCGCAGAAGCGCACCGAGTTGCCGCTGATGCCGGCCAGCATGCCGTTCCACAGCGTCGTCAGAAAGCTCAGGTCCGAGGGCGGCATCGACCACGTGGCCGTTGGCAGCACCTCGCCCAGAGTGCCGTTGGTGTCCTTGAAGGAGGCCGTGCCGAGCGCAATCTCGCGCAGGAAGAAGAACTCCGCGCCCGCCGCTCCGGTCTGCGTTCGGTACACCCGGATGCGGTTGACCTGGTAGTTGCCGGCCGCTGGGTTCACGAACCCGCTGATCGTGGCGGTGGCGTCGCTTGGGCGCTCGTTCTGCAAGCTGACCGGTGACGGCGCCGACTCCCAGCCCCAATCGTTGACGTAGGTGTAGACGTAGAAATACGTCTCCGTCTCGCCTTCCCAGGTGCCGGTGTCGGTCGATACCAGCGGGGGCGATGTCGGCGCTGGCACGCCCAGGGGCCGGCTGGTGGTCGGGTAAGGCGCTGACGCCAGCGCCATCACGTTGTCGGTGACCTTCGGCGCCCCGTCGCCCGTGAAGTAGGTGCGCTCGGTGGTGTCCTGCGCATCGAAGCCGCGCACGGCGTGCACCACGCCAGTCCACGAAAGCCAATACTGGCTGTCGCTGGCAACGTCGCGGCCCATGCGGTAGATGGTCTGCCGGCCGCCCGGCACGGAGGCCACGGTGGTGGGCTGTTTCCATGATCGCAGGTCGCCCCGGCCCGGCTTCTGGTTGCGCGAAACCGTGCCGACCGGATCGGGCAGCAGCTTGGGGTGGATGGCCCGGTTCTCACCGGCAAAACCCACCAGTGCGATCACAGGCATTCGGCGCCCCCTGTGGTGCGTGATGAAGCCACGTCAGTTGTCCCTCACGCGGACGCGGAACTCCGCCTGCTTGATCCGGCCGCCCGACGTGGAGGCGGTGACGGTGATCTTGTAGCTTTCGCCGGTCAGTCCCCCGGAGGTCCACACCTTCACGATGGCCCCGGTGATCTGCACGGAGTCGATGACAAGCTGGCCGGTTGGCTCCACCGCCGTCTCAGCCATAGTCACGGCGTCGCCGCTGGGCAGCCAGCGTCCAAAATCGACGTCGTAGTCGAGGTGGTCGGCTGGTTGCTTGATGACGGTAGCGAGCATCACGCCACACTCCTTTCTTTGGGCACGACAAGCGTGCGTCGTTCTTGGTGCACCACGATCTCTCGCTGGCCCTGCGGCACGACGAATGCACGCGGGTCGGCCTGCACGATTATGAGGCCCGACGGATGGGCCGGCGCGTAGTCCTCGGGGATGACAATCGGGCGCGGGATGCCGGCAATCCCGGTCATCAGCATGTCGGACCGACCGGTGCCCAGGGTCGCAAGGTTGGTGACCGATGCGTCGGCTGCGTCCAGGGCAAGATCGGCTTGGCCGTGGAGGGCTACCAGCAGCGCCCCGAGGCCTGCCGCGTCCAGTTCCAGGTCCGCAGCATCTGCGAACCCGTGAAGCTCGCGGTATCCGGCACCAGCGGCGGCAAGGTCCATCGCGGCCGCCTCGCCGACGGCGAAGAAGGCGCCGTAGCCCGCACCGCTGGCGGCGATCGCCATGTCGGCCGGCTGCGCCAGGCCGTTGAGCACGAGATACCCGGCCCCTTCGGCGGTGATGACCTGCTCGGCCAGGCCGGCGCCCAGCAGCGCAGTGACGGCGGCGCCAGACACGGCCAGCGCCATGGCAGCGTCACCGATCGGGTGCGCCCACAGCACGGGCACGCCGACGGCGGAAAACGTCTGGTCTGCCGTGCCGGTCCCGGTCAGGGCCTGGATGCCGGCGCCCGATGCGGTCAGCGCCAGTGCGGCGCCATCCGGCAGGCCGGTGATGACGATGTGGCCAGCGGCGTCCGCTGACAGAGCCAGGTCGGCAGACTGGCCGACGGCAAAGAATGCGCGATAGCCATCGCCGGTCGCGGCCAGGGATGCGTCAGCCTGGCCTGCGCCAAGGTGCGTTTCCCAGCCGTTGATCGGCGTGACATTCAGCGCATACCGCATGGTCAGGACATGGTGGCCGTCAGGGCGTTGATGTCGAACACGAACACGTCGCCGGTCTGAAGCTGGCGGCTGGTTTGCAGCGGCGCGTAGAAAAGCATGTTGCCGCCCGTGGAGGCGTCGTACACCGCCCAATGCGTGACGGTGACAGGCGCGGCACCGTCGAAGCCCGGGTAGGTCAACTGCTTGGCGTTGCGCGACACGCCATCGGACGGTGCGCTCCAGCCGGTGCCGATAGCCCCGCCCTGCTCGGCCTCGCGGCGCACGTAGGCCGGGAAGTCGCCCACCGTGACCTCGTTGCCGCCTGCCTCGCCCGGGTTGGCCGTGTGCAGGCTCACATAGGTCTTGGCGGGAAGCGGGAACGCCACGCCGCGCAGCAGCGAGTTGATGACGTTGTTCTCGGTGTAGTTCGATGCAGCAGACATATCAGCCCCTTAAAGAAAAGTTGCACGCGAGCGCGTCGGCGCCCGCTGTTGGCCCGTGAAGCCCTTGGTGAAAAGCTCGTTCAGCTTGCCCTGAAACAAGGTGCCGAAGGCCGTGCCGAGCGGGATGTTGGTAAAGGACTGCTTGGGGATCAGCAGGATGCGGGACAGGGCGCCGTGCGCGATGGTTTCCCGGTACTGATCGGCCATCCAGTCGGGTAGCTCGGTGGCGTCCTGGGCGGGCTTGAGCCACACGTTCAGGCGCAGCGTACCGGGGTTGAACGGCACCAGCCGGATCGTGTTGGGCTCGGTCTGGGTGAAGTATTTGGGAATGCCCGCCAGGTCGCCCGTGCGCCACCCGCGCATGTGCAGGTCGAGCCAGGCCGTCGCCTTCGGCTCAAGCTCCTGGCCGCCGAACAACACGGCCTCGATCTCGTGAAGCACGGCGCCATACGGCGCCAGGATGCCTTCACAGTCGCCGTCCGTGACCTTGAACTCGTCGTCGAAGCGCCACAGCCGCGTGCGCTCGCAGAACTCGATGGCAGCCTGACGGATGCCCATGTGCATGGCCGGCTCTGAGCATCCCGGCGCGAAGGGCAGGATGCTCGAAGCGAAGGCGTCAAGGCTTTTCATTGGTGATTACCCTTGCGGGGTGCGGCTGGCGACGATGTTCTGGTTGAACTGCGTCGAGATGGCCTCGGGGCTGGAAATCTTCTCGGCGCTGAATTTGCCGGTCAGGATGCTCTGGAAAGCCGTGTAGTAGCCTGTCGCCATGTTCGGGTTGGCAGAGAACTCGGCGTCCTTGGAGTAGGCCCGGTACATGATGTAGTTCACCAGGGCCGTCACGTAGATGTCGTCGATGGTGATCGTGCTGTTTGCCGTTGCCTGCGCGGGGCTCGCCACGTAGACGGCCTCCACTTGGCCCTGCCCTGATGCAGGCTGCGGCGGCCACACGTAGAAGGTCTTAGGGTCGAACTCGTTGTAGACGTAGTGCTTGACCTCGGCGCTCGGGTTTGCCGAATGCCAGTCCGACACCTGGGAATCCATGATCTCCCGCGACACCAGCGTGATGCCGCGCCCGGGCGTCTGGCCGTTGGTGCCCATGTTGCGGATGACCGTAATCAGGGACACAGCATCGGCAGGCAGCGTTTGCTTCGTGCCGGCCACCAGTTGAACCGTCTGATTCTTGGTGAAGGCATTGGGCTTGTAGAGCGCGATTTCCTGCTGACCATCGTTGAGCCACGTCAGCAACTCGGTCCGAGGCCAACGGATGTTGGTCGGGTCGGTCAGCAGGATCGCTGACCGGTCGATGACAGATGAGGCGAGGATGGTCGGCATGGGTCAGTCTCGTGTGTGGGGTTACTCGGCCAGCGCTTTGCGCAGGGTGTCGAGGGACGCGCGGCCGTTGGGCTTCTTGCCGAACTTGGCCTCGTAGGCTTCCACCAGGGCGATGCGCTCGTCCTTGTTGTCCACCACGCCATCGCCATTTAGGTCACCGGTTTCAGCCTTCAGCTTGTCCAGTTCCTCGTCGATCAGGTCGGCGCGGGCGTCGTCAGAAAGACCGTTCCAGTCGTCGGCATCAAAGCCAGCGGCGGCCTTGGCCACCACGTCGCCCAGCGAGTAGGTCTTGCCGTTGATGTCGAAGGTGGCCGGGTGAACGTTGCTACCCAGCAGCATGATCACAGCCTTTTGCGGCTCTGCGTCGGGCTGGTAGACGGCATAGCCCTCGGGCATGCTCAGAAAGCGGGCGATGTGCGCCTTCTCGGTGACGTCTGCCACGTGGGCGCCGTCGGTTTGGGGCTCGAAGTGGTATTCGATGCCGCCGATCTCGGCCTTGGTGCCACCGAGGCGCTTCAGGATGCATTCGATCTTCATGGCTTCTCCTTCAATTGCAGGAAGGGGGCCGAAGCCCCCTCCCGCTGGTCAGTTCATCAGAACTGGATTTCCGGCGATGCCGGGACCATCAGCACGCGCACGCGAATGCGGCCTGCGGCAGCCGTGGCGGCGGCGGTCTGGAACTTCACGCCGATCGAACGGTCCGCTGCGGTCGGCTTCACGAGGAAGCCTTCCTTCTTGGTCATGCGCAGCACGCCGCCAGCCTGCCCCGTGGTGGCAGCAGCGAAGAACTCACTGCCGCACGTGCGGACGCTGGTAGTGTCGCCGGGCGTGCCCGACATGATGCCGACGTCCAGAGCAACGGTCGGAGTGCCGTTGGTGTCCAAGTCGTCGGCGATCAGGATCGCGTCCACCACCGTGTGGTTGGCGGGCAGGATGCCCAGGTCGATGACATCGTTGAGCACGATGTCGGCGGCCGCCACGTCAACGAAGTAGTCGTTGGTGATGACGTCGCCCGCGCAGTCGCCACTCACGGAGGTGGTGGCGTATTTGGTGAAGGTCGATGCTTTGGTAGCCATGTTGAGTTACCCCCTATTAGGCTGCGTTCGGGTCTTTGGACGCGGTGTCGATGCTGATGACACCGAAGTCCTTGCCGTTGAACCGGGTTTTCTTGATACCGCCGATGAAGCCGGAGGCCACCGTGGGCTCGTTGCCGTAGTCCTTGGTGTTTTCCTCCCACGAGTAGCGCAGGCCACCCGAGGTACCGAAAGCCACCACGGCGGCCTGACGGCCCAGCAGCAGAGCGCGTGCCGCGTTGACGTTGCCGCCCGCACCGTAGTCGCTGAAGCGGATCGCGTTGCGGTGCTTGTGCAGCACGGCGCCACCGATCATGCCCAGCCCGCCCTTGAAGATCGGGTTGTTGCGGCCCTCAGCGGCAGCGGCGGCCTTCTGGATGTCCAGCCAGCCGGTCGTGTCTGCCACGCGCAGGTCGTAAGCCTGGTCGGGGTTCATCAGCACCACGTACTGTTCCTCGGAGCCGTTCATCACGGGCACCATGTTGGCAGTCTCGGGGTTGCGGGCCTGCATCATCTCGGCCTTGTTCAGCGCCTTCTCCACGATGCCCTTGACCATCTTGTCGTTGGCCGTCAGCGTGCCCTTGGAGGTGGCGGCGCCAGCGTAGACGATGTGGTCAGAGTCCGGGGCCTCGAAGGCGTTGCCGGCGAAACCGGTGTAGGTCGGGCCTTCAATGAAGTCCTCGTTGATGCCTCGTGCGCCGGACAGGTACATGAAGAACAACTCGTCCATCAGGCGGGCGAAGTAGTCGCCCAGGCGAGACTTGGCGATGGCACGCATGTCGTGCGCGGTGCGCTTGCGGCTCATCTTGCCACCGGCCGATGCGGCGTGACGCACCTGGTCGATGATGACCTCATCGGTGTAGAACTTCAGGCTTTCTTCCTTGCCCTCCAGTCGCGCATCGCCGTAGGTCGGCTTGTTGCGCATCTGGACGCACAGGTCGAAGCTGATGCGGTCGCCCGCGTCGCCTTCGAGTTCGGTCTTGCGCTGGATGATGCTGTTGTCGTCGGTGCCGATGAAGCGGTTCTCGAAGTACGACTTCTTCCGCGTATCAACGGCGAGGTTCGCCGACCATTTCTTTTGTGCCTTCGGATCGCCGAAGGCCACCACCGTGGTTCCCATAGGAGTGCCCTTTCAAAGGTTGAATTGAATCAGCCTCGGCACTCCTGCGCAGATGCTTGCGCGATTTTCTCCCAAGTGGTTCGATTTTGCAACCGGCTATGCGGGCTGCGGCTTCCCGGTGATGCCGCCCAGGGCAGCGAATTGCGCGGCGGTGGGCCGGGCCACCCTCTGCACCGGGACGGACTTCTCGGCCTCGATGGCGATCCGGGCGATCTTGCCCGACTTTTCCTCAAGCGTGATGACGGCGAGGTCGCCGATTGAGACGGCCTCACCGGGTTTCAATTCGATCTTCAACACTGAGCGTCGGGTCAAGATGCGGTCCTTATTCGACGATCATCCAGTCGTCGGCCAGCATGTCGCTCTGACTGGCGAGCCAGCCCGGCAGCATGGCGCGGCGGCCTTGCGCGTTGACCGTCCACATATCAATGTGCGGCAGGATTTCGCACTGCTCGATGCCCGCCTTGCGGTACGGCGTGCCGGGTGCTGTCGTGACGGACGGCGTGCCCGGCACCAGCACCAGCCACATGCCCTTGCCGTTCCACCCGGCGCGAGTCACCCGCTGGCCAGCCTTCAGCGCCTCGATGGCCATACCGAAGGTCATGCCGAAGATCGGCCGGTAGGCCCGGTCGAACACGTCAGCCGGGCTCCAACTGATGTAGCCCAGGAAGCCCGGGACATTGGCCTTGCCGCCGTCCAGGTACTCAACGAGATAGCCCTCGTCAGCGCCGTTCTCGTCAGCGGGGAGCGTCCAGCCGCGCAGGTCGTTGTACGCCTGCCGGGTCATGGGCATGGCGTTGATGAGCTTGGTGCCGATGTATTGCTTCACGGTGCCCCCTTACTGAGATGCCAGGTAGGCGTCGCGCTCGGAGTCAGGCAGCTTCATCAGCGCTTCCTCATAGGCGATCGGGTTGGTGGTGGCCAAGCGGTCCAGCGCGGCGTACTTCCCGCCCGTCACGTCGTTGGCGTCGGCGGCCGGGACACCATGCAGGCTCGGCGGCGCGTCGGCCTTGGGCGGCTTCGGCGTCTTGTCGCCGGTCGGCCTGGTCTGAAGCCCAAAGGCCTGCGCCAGGTTCTCGTGGGCCTTTGCCAGGATGCGGGCCCCGGTCATGGTCTTGCCCTCGTCGCTGTTG